TTCACTAGCAGGACAATCTTTTACCTTGCTACTTAACCAAGCATCTGGTGGTAGTGGTAATGCTACTTTTACTGGTGTGAAATGGAGTAGTGCTGGTACTCCTACCATTACAGCAACAGCTAGTAAACGTGACATTCTTTGTTTTATTTATGATGGAACAGCTTGGTACGGTAACTACTCACAAGGTTACACTCCTTAAAGGACACACATATGAACCTACCTATTCTTCCCGTAGACAAAGCCAACCATGCCATCTATGGTGCCTTGATTTTTATTGTTAGCTTCTTTTTTTCACACAGTGCTGTTATAGCTGGTTGCATTGTTGTCTTCTTTGCTATAGCTAAAGAGGGTAGTGATGCTCTCATTAACTATCGAAGTACTGGAGACCCTATGCACGGTCCTCATGGGGTAGAAGCTCTTGATGCACTAGCAACTTGCTTTGGTGGTATCCTTGCTGGATTGTCTTTGTTTATCCAACGTTTGTTTTAAGGTACACCACTATCATGGAATCTCAATCACTGATTAACATAATGCTTGGTGTAGCTTGTACAGTGATTGGGTGGTTAGCCCGAGAGTTGTGGACTGCTGTTAAGGATCTTCAAGAAGATCTAACCAAACTTTCTGTAGAGCTTCCTAAAACATATGTTACTAGGGACGATTACAGAGAAGACATCAAAGGGATCAAAGAAATGTTAGCCAAGATCTTTGACAAGCTTGAAAAGAAGGCTGACAAATAAGCAGGTGCATCTATGAGCTATACCCCTGTATACACTCCAGGTAACTGGAATGTTATCTGTGATGAGTGTGGTAGGCAATACAAGGCTTCTGATCTAAGGCAGAGGTGGGATGGCTTGATGGTGGATGAGGGTTGTTGGGAACCCAGACAACCACAAGATTACGTACATGGTGTAGCAGACATACAAGCTCCACCTTACACTAGACCAGAGCAACAAGATTTATTTGTTCTAGTTTGTACCCCTGTAACCTCACAAGGTATTGCAGACTACGGTACAGCAGACTGTGCAGCAGCAGATATAGATAGAGGTTACCGTCCTGCTTGTACTCTACAAGGAGGTAGTGCCATACCTAACATGTCAATCCCAGGTTGTTTTATGCCAGGGATGAGGTACACAAGTTTGTATGTGTTCAATGACACCAATGATCTTTACAACATTGTTCCAGTCATACCACCTATTGTTGGTGCCATACTAACTGAGTCAAACAATTATCTTCTAGCTGAAAATAGCTCAGAGCTACTAATAGAATAACTTAAGAGGTGATTTGTGAGTTCAACGTATACCGTTACAAGAGATCAGATCATTTCTCTAGCTCTTCGTAAGCTAGGTGTTCTAGAAATAGGTTCTGTACCTGATGCAGACACTATCTCTAATGCTGCAATGTCTTTGAATCTTCTTATCAAGCAGTTGAGTACCGAAGGTTTGAAGCTATGGAAAGTGTCAGAACTTGTTGTTCCTCTTACTAATGGACAGACTAGCTACATCCTAGGAGGCTCTACAAGCTCCTTGATGTACGACACACAGAACCCTACGGTGGCTATCACTGACAGGCCCCTAAAGGTCATCCAAGGCTTCTACAGGAACATCCAAGTCACACCCAACATTGACACACCAGTGTTGGTTATCTCTAAGCAAGAGTACAACGTACTTGGGTCTAAAGCTTCTACTGGTTCTAGTAACACTATCTTCTATGATGTCAAATCTCTTAACGGTATTTTGTATGTGTACCTGACTCCTGATGCTAACACTAGTTCTACCACACAGCTTCATCTAGTTGCTCAGCTTCCTCTCAATGACATCAGTAGTGCTAGTGAGATCCCTGATTTCCCTAATGAGTGGATGAATACTTTGGTGTGGAACCTAGCTGATCAGTTAGCTCTTGAATATGGTGTTCCTATGAACGCTAGACAAGAGATTACACAACGAGCAGGGGCTTACAAGACTATGCTTTCAGACTGGGATGTTGAAGCAGCTAGCACTTCTTTTAGTCCAGACTTTAGATCTGTTACTAGTAACTCTTACAGCAGGTAACTATGGCTACAGAGCGTATAGGGCTAACCCAACCAATAGAGTCCCGTAATGGGACTTTTGATAAGGACTCTTATTCTTCTAACTGTGTTTTTGAAAGCAGGGATCAGAAACGTGAGTTCGTTAAAAGACCTGGGTTGGTGTTGGCTAAGCAACTTGTGTCTACTCCTAGTTTGGTTAGTAGCCAAGGGCTAGCTAGTTTTAATAGCAAGGTCATATCTGTTATTAGTAACACAGTGTATAGCACTACACCTACTACTCCGTACACAACTACTACTGTAGGTACTACATCTACTTCTACCAGTCAAAGCTATTTCATCAAAACTTTTTTGGATGCTTACTTGTTTTTTCATAACAAAGTTAACGGGTATCTGTACAGTAAAGCTGGTGTTTTTAGCACAATTGTTAATAACAAAGTAGGTAGCATTAACATTGACAACGAAGGTCTTAGGTACAGTACAGGGATTACCCTTACTTTTAGTCCTGCTGGTCCTACTGCTACAGCTACTGTTGTTGACGGAAGTATTTCTGCTATAACAATTACTAATGCTGGTAGTGGTCTTAGCAGTGCTCCTACCTGTTCTATTGTGTTGCCAGCTACTGTCACTCCTACAGGTACAGGCACTATAGATTTATTTGACATTACTGTATCTAGTGGCACAGGCATTTATGTAGGTATGCAAGCTACAGGTACTGGTGTAGCTCCTAATGCCACAGTAACTAATGTTAACGGTACTAAGATTACTGTTGACATAGCACACACTGCTACTGTATCTGGGACTATTACTTTTACAGACCTAGGTTCTAACGGTATTCTTACACCAGCTCTTAATGCTTTTCCTACTGGTCCTTATGTTTCTGGTGTTGTGTTCCTAGACAACTATGTGTTTATAGGTACTTCTTCTAATGTTCCTATTACTGGTAACCGGATATACAACTCCAATTTAAATGACCCTACATCTTGGGATGCTCTTAGTTATCTTACTTTTGAACAGACTACAGATACTTTGGTAGGCATTGTTAAGCATCTGAACTACCTTGTAGCTTTTGGTGCTAGCACTACACAGTTCTATTACGATGCTGCTAATGCTGTTGCTTCTCCTCTAGCTGTATCTCAAAGCTATACCAACGAAGTTGGTTGTGCTAACGGGGATAGTATTGTGTCTACAGATAACACTGTTCTTTGGATAGGGGTTACTAAGACTCATGGACGTAGTGTCTACATCATGGATGGTGTTAGTCCTGTCAAGGTCTCTACAGACAGTGTAGACAAGCATTTAGAAGCTGATGACTTAAGTAAGGTCACTGCTTTTTGTTACAAGTTCAATGGTCATACTTGCTACATCCTTACTCTTCATAACACCAATCAAACCTTGGTTTATGACATAAGTGCAAAGATGTGGTACACCTGGACCCAGTATGCTCTTGCTTCTGATGATCAACCTAACCCAGGTACTTGGACAGAGTCTTACTTCCGTCCTAGCTTCTATGCTGAAGTAACTGGTATTCCCTTCTGTCTAGATGATGATGTTGCAAAGCTTTATTACCTAGACACAAATACTTACCAAGATGATGGACAAGCTATTTACTGTAGAACAGTAACAGACATCATTGACAATGGAACTACTAAGCGTAAGTTTTATGGTAGGTTGGAAATCATTGGTGATAAGGTTGTTGGTCTAATGCAGATTAGACACACTGGTGATGACTACAAAACTTGGTCTAACTATCGTACTGTAGACCTCAATGCTTCTAGATCACAGGTGTACCTCAGTGGTGCTGATAGACGTAGAGCTTGGGAGTTCTTGTGTACTAGTAACGTTCCTCTTCGCCTAGATGGTGCTGAAGTTGACTTTAGAATTGGTGAGATGGATCAAGAGCAAGCTGTTGGTGGTGGTAGGCACAGGGGATAACTTTGAATCAAGTTGTAGAGGCTCCTATAGTAAGTTATAACCTTCGTATTACAGATGACAAACTAGCTCTAGCTAAAATACTTATGACTAAGGAGCAAGTGCTCAACTCTATTATTCATAGGTTTGGTGGTGGGTTGTATATCAGAGAAGCACATTACCCAAAGGGTACATTTATTATTGAACAAGAGCATGTGTCTGAACACATGAATGTGCTTCTTAAAGGAAGCATCAATGTCATAGATGGAGATGGTGCTACACAGACTCTTGTTGCCCCACATATGTTTGTTGCTAAAGCTGGTAGCAAGGTAGGCTTTACTCTAGAAGACACTGTGTGGCAAAACATTTATGTTACTAGTAACACAGATGTAGAATACCTAGAATCAACTTTGTTTAAAGTACCAGGGATTCTTGTAGAGCATCAACAAGAAAAGCTAGCTTTAGAGTATCCTAAGCATGAAGAAGATAGACAAGACTTCTTGTTGATGGTTGAAGAGTCTGGTTGGACTGTTGAAGATATTGAGTTAGTGTCTAAGCATAGAACAGACTGTGTTCCTTTCCCTGATGGAAGCTACAGCATCTGTTCTGGAAACTCCCCTATCCAAGGTAAGGGAATGTTCTCTACTGCTGAGATTAAACAAGGAAGCTTGTTAGCTCCCATGAGACTTGGTGGTTGTAGAACTCCTGCTGGATACTTGATCAATCATTCTAAGAATCCGAATACAGCAGCTTTTAAAAATGATCTTGGAGATATGTTCCTAGTAGCAACTAGAAACATACATGGCATGGCTGGTGGTGACCTAGGTGAAGAAATAACCTTAGACTACCGTCAAGTTATGAAGCTAAATAATCTTTGGAAGGGGACTAACAAATGTCTGCTGGAATAACTTTAAGTGGTGCTGCTGCGGCAATGAGTATTGCCGGAGGCATTAACTCCATGACTGGAGGAAGTCTCTTTGGTGGTGGCAGTCCATCTGGTGCTCAAGCACAAAGGATGGCTGATCCCTTTATGGACTATCGTGGCAAACTAGGTGAGATGTACTCTGGTGCTCTACAGCCTGGAGCTAAAGCTAACATCCAAGATATGCCTGGGTATAGCCAGTTCAACACTGGTGTGATGCAACCCGCTATGCAAGCCTCTCAAAGGACCGCTGCTGCCTCTGGACAACTGTACTCAGGGGGTGAGCAACAAGCACTTCAAAAAACGGGTCAGCAGGGCTACTATGGATTTATGACGGACTACATGAACCGACTAGCTCAAGGTAGTGGTGCTACTCAGAATCCTGCTCAAGCTGCTGGCATGGGTCTAGCCCAAGGTAACCTTAACCAACAAGGTATTGCTCAAGGGTTTGGTGCTGTTGGTCAAGGACTTAGTGGTCTTAAAGGACAGTTTGGTGGGCTTAGTGGGGCTGGTGGAAGTGGTCTTGGTCAAAATCAAATGGATGCTCTTAACACTGAATCTTTTAATAATATTAATGCTGGCTTCTACGGTTAAAGGAAATTAAATCATGGCATTCCTAATGACCGATGTTGCTGCTGGCAGCACTGCTGCTAGACAGATGCAACAGAATGTTTATGGTGCTCAATACGACCAAGCTAACATTGCTGCTGATGCTCAAAAGAAACAACTAGACCTCCAACAAGAACAAGCTAACATTGAAAAGACTAAGTTAAGTAATCTAGTTACTGAGACTGGATTTAAAGCTGGTGAAGAATCTAAAGTTAAGCTACAACAGTTAGCTGGATCTCCTGAATTTAAAGCTGCAGATGATGCTGGCAAGCTTAGGTTAGCTGCTGCTATTCAACTTCAATCTGGTGACATAGTTAATGGTGCTGCTACATACAACTCTGCTATAGCACAAGATGTTAAAAAAATAGCTAATGATGCTAAGACTCATGCTGCTAACGATGAAGCAATAGGTAAAGCTTACGCTGCTATTAGTGCTGTGCCTGATGCTGATGTTCCAGCATTCTTTGATCGTCTTCCAGACGCAAATAAAAAAGCTGCTATCTCTCAGATTGGACAAGAGAACTGGGATAAGTACACTGGTGCTCAAAAGAAAGAAGTTCTTAAATCTTTAATGTTGAATACCAAGGGTCAGATTGCTACTCAAAAGCAAGCTACTGAACTTGAAAAAGTTGAGATTCAACAAAGAGAATCTAACTATCGTGCTGAGCTTCGTAGAGATGAACAAAGACGAAATAGAGAAGATGGTAGTTTTGCTGCTAAAGAAAACAGATTGGCTTGGAAAGACATAGAGTTTGCTGAAGAACGTCTTGACAAAGCTAGTTCTAAAAAAATGGAAGCTTTAGATGAAGCTGTAGACAAAGCAAAATCAAAAGCAGATAAAACTATATTTTTTGATAGAGATGAGACTAAAGCTTTAACTGAAGCTATAAAAAACCGTGATATTTTTAAAGCAGATCTTCTTAGAAAGAAAATTAAACTTGCTGAAAATGGACCAGAGTATCCTGGTAAAAAAGATTACATAGAAACTTATAAAACAGAACTATCAACTGTTACTGATCCACAAAAAGGTAAAGTTAAACCTATTCCTGTTCCTATAGAAGCTGGTAGTGCTGCTACACCTCCAGAAAAAGCTACTACACAATCTGATTTTGATTCTAAATGGTCTAAGCTTAAATCTAGACAAAAGCTAATTGGACCTGATGGTAAAACATACACTAAGAGTTAACTATGGCTTTTACTCCACCATCAGATGCTGTTGAAACACAACAATCTAAAGATGTTACTAGTAGCACATCTTCTTTTAAACCACCTAGTGATGCTGTAGAAACTAAACAATCAGGTATAGACTGGAAGAACATAGGTCGCACTAGTGTTGAAACTGTACCTAGTGCTGCTGCTGGTCTTATTGGC